TTCTGCTCCACCAACCGTCTTATTCGCAGCCACTGGCACAGTGTATGAAGTATTACCTCCACCCGTAACACCAAATGCACTGTGAAGAACACTATAGCTATCCACTCATCACACCCTTGTTGTTGCCATAAAAGCTATTCGTTTTGTTCTCACCATCATGCTCTCCTAAAATCGAGCATCTGCGGTTACGTGAATTGCATACAAATCTTGAGTTGTCTCTTCTGGACCCCCAAATATCAGAACTCCATAGGCATTAGTACGCAATGCTCCTCCTAGCAATTCCACCGCTGAGCCGGAAACCTGGGGATCCCAGTTCGAGTTGGAATGCAATGGATTGTATGTGGTTATCGTCGGAGATTTCACCATCGGACTCTGGAACTTCCAGTAGTACTGGGCTGACTGATCCTCTCCGAAAGCATTGCTACCTAAAGCGTAATCTGAAACCACGTTGAGCGCGCCATCCACACCAGCATTCTGTGCCGGGACAACGCCTATCGGGAATGTTGATCGGAAAAACCGTTCGCATTCCATCAGCGTTAATTCATAGGACAGGGACTGGAATCTGGTCGCCTTCGCTCCCGGAACGAGATTGGCCTTTGACATAAATACTTCAGCGCCTGCTGCGAAAGAAGAATCGTTAGTCACGATGAGAACTCCGATATTCAGTACGCTTGCTGGAGTTGTGAAATCTTCCAATTTGTAGGTCACGAACGTACCTGTGCCCGTAATCGTGAGTGAGCCGTCGGTGATATATTCCCAATTCGCAGCCAAAGTCGGATTGACCTGTGCCGCGTTCCATGAACTAATCGGGTCCATCGTCGGCACGTCGGCCACACCGGGAGCTTTCCAGGCGATAATGTGAACCTTGAAGTCTGTCAGCGTCCCCGTTCCGGCGAAGTCAATCGAGAAGCTGAAGTCATGGCTAGACTGTCCCACGCTACGTTGATTGTCGATAACTTGGAACAAGCCCCACTTCACATTTCCCTTCCCAGAGGCTTGAGTGACACTGATACCGCCACGGCAATTAGCGGGAATGGAAGTCGTCTCCTTCGCGACATTCACAGCGCCTGCCGAAGCCGTCAACACTACCCACTGATCGAGCGTATAGGTTCCATCAGCCGGGGCGGTCCAACTACTTCCGTTTTGTCCGACCTGAAAATCCCCATTGATCAGCCAGTTAGGCACAGGCTCATTATCAACTAAAACAGCGATGGCTGCGGTGTTGGTAGCTATAGCTGAAGTGTTCGCTGCTATGTCTGTGTCGTTCGTTCCAATGTTTGTAGCGTTAGTAGTTATAGCAGTGACATTGGTTGCTATATCACCAGCAAGCACAATGTCAGCACCGGCCCTAGTACCTGCTTCAACAACTATGTTCGTTTGAAGTGTTGTATCAGCAGTGCCTCTTGTGGTTGCTTCAGTAGTTATAGCAGTGACATTGGTTGCTATAGCTGAAGTGTTGGTTGCTATGTTGTCACTGTTATCCTGTATACCAAGCTCAGTAAGAATTTCTAAATTAGTCGAATCTAGGAGTATGCGTTGAGCTTTATTAGTGATTAGAAGCGTCGTAAGCCAAGCGGGAGCAGTCTCATCATCTAGGAGTGTGTAAGAAAAGGCACTAATATCGCCCGTAGCAGTACCCATCGAAAACTTTATGAAAGCTGGTTCAGATAACATTGATGTCTTCTTGGCTGCCGGTGACGCCTCTCCGGACATGCCTGATACCGCCGAGATGATCTCTGAATAAGCTAAAATCAGAGCGTTCTCCACGCTCCTTCTGAATAGATTTTCTTCTGACCCTGAATACTCTTCCCTTGCTACCGAAAAGGGCGAATACTTAATAGACATTATCGCTTACCATCCGGCCTAAAGTCGAAACGAGACTCGCCAAGCCTCCATCTGAAGTCGTTAGCTGAAGCCGAATATCTTATGGCAATGGATCTAGCCCTAGCTCTAATGGAAGTCCCATTACTTACTGGAGTGTACGTTGCATCACGCCCTGAACTTTCCTGGTCATAAGAAAAAGATATATCAGTAGAACTTTTGGATGCAGATGCTTGACCAGGAAAATCCCTTCCCTGTATGGAAAGATTCACAGACGCCATACTTGAACTATCGCTGGCTCCAAAGATCTCTAGATCCGGTATTGCTCTGGATACGAATGAAAAATTATCCCCATCAGAGATGTCTAACTCTCCACTCTCAATGTATGAGTCCATATCCTCTCCAAAAGCAGAGGATCCAACCTCATGGGACATTACGGCACTCCTCTGTATGAGTGGAGTCGCTCCCATCGACGGAGTGTATTCCAATAAATATGTTGCCATCGGAACGTCAAACACAATAGAATCTTGCCACGACGTTCTATTGAGAGAACTACTCGATCCTGAAAGCTCTGACAATGCAGACATATCCATCGAACCGTAATACCAGACATTCTCCTCGTAATTATATGTGACATATCTATCAGGCTCAAAAGACAAGGAAGATGGATAAAACCAACTCATCTCTGAAAGACCCGAGCTTAATGCGGTAAATATTTTGGAACTCTGAGACCTATTAAAATCATCAAACACATAATTTACAACAGGGCACGCTAACGGCTCGACAGCGCCAGTGTAAACATAGAACCCATCATTGCCCATAAGAAAAACCGCACTAGACGCACTACCAACAGCCCTTTGTCCAACAAGCCCAACACCATCGGTAATCAAGGTGAATGAAAACACATCCGGTGGGCCAATAAACCTCATCGAGTACACCGCCGAATCTGTAAAAATAACAACCTCGTCCTTAGTGCTAACTCCCCCCAAAATCTTTGACCCAGCCCTAAGAACCTGTCCACCAGACGTATTCGTCGATGACGGACCCCAATCAAATGGGTTGTTCTGGTCGGACCAACGAACAAGCATCGAGTTTATATTGACAGCATCCCCAACATCACTACATCCCAAGGCCACACAATGACCATCTTTCTTGCTCACAATAAAACTGTCTACTCGGGCGGGCGGAAATAGTGAACCGGAAAACGAACCCATCTCCTTCGCTGCAAAAAGTCCGCCAGCCGGATCCAGAGGTATACCAACCGATGTATTCGCAGATATATCGTAGTAATAGATTGGGCCGCCAGAATTGCAAAACATTAAATCTTCGCCGTAGTTGTCAATGTATACTCTTCTTACATCAGCAGTCAGGCTAGATTCTTCTGAAGACTCCCCCCATCCCCGAATTGCACCAGTAACAGACGGAACAGTCCAATCCGACTGATAAAACGTACCAGCAGTCCCACCCTTACCTGAATCATCTCCGACAATACTAAAGCCAGTGCCGTAATAAGCCGCATCAGCCAAATCTACTCTGAACGTACCTGCTGTAGGAACAGCAGAAACCCTCCACCAATGATCGTTCATACTTGTTAGATCAAATTTCGTGGTGGGATGGATGGATGTCCCAGTTCCAACTGTTCCAGTCAACCCCTGAAGATAGGCATATTCACCAATCACTAACGGAGTAGACGCATCGGCAAACGTCAGATAGGACTGTCCATCGGCGGATGACACCGGAGTACTATCCAGAGGAAAGGAGGTCGGCATAGAATCACCGCCCCATACACTAGAACCAAAGCCATTCCCTAATACCTGAGAGCTAATGCCCGAGCTTACCCTGTACATATACTTGAATTGTGTTCCGAACAAATCGTCTATGCTTGCTTCAACCTCCGCAGAACCATCCCACAAATAAATCTCATAGGAATCTCCACCCGGATCCACCGAAGCAACTTGGAACCCTCTTTCTTGCTCAAGTAACTCTTCCGTGACGGTCCCTGGGAACCCACCTGGAGCCAACACATCTTCAAAGTTCACCCAATCGTTCACGGCTAGTCCGTTATTAACATCACTAACCGTGAGAAGCGAACTACCCGCTGCTGCCGTGAACAAATTAGTCCCCGACACGGTACCCGAGTCTCTTATTGGCGTAACATCAACGGGGGCCGTCCCGGTGATGACGTAATACTTCCAATCGGTTCCAACAGACTGGTAGTTATTACCTGCGTAGTCCCGACTTGTATGAGATGCCCTTCCTACCCCCTCTAGGGAGTACATACCATCACGAACCCATCCCCCAATAGACTCGACCATTCCAGATCTGAACCTAATGTTGTCGGAATCATACCAAGAGCCAGATGCTGCATACTGGGTAGACTCATGCCGTATCCCTGGCGGTAATGTAAACCGTTTAAGCATTCAAATTACTTCCACAACCTAACTCTGATTTCCCACTTGGCTCTATCCATTTGGCCTTTCACCGCAGTTGACCTATTTACAATATCAGGGGTATCCCTTGCCGCTCCACCTGTACCGTTTAAAGCCCACGCCACCCCGGCGTTAGTGGCATTCACAAACGGAGTTAACAACACCCCATCTGCGGAGAGAAATGTGAATGCATTATCTAGAAGACTGTTAATAGCTATCTCGTCCCCCGTGGGATCTCCAGAATAACCTTGATCTGTTTCTCCACTCTTAATTTTGAAGTAGAATGCGTAGAGTCTTGGAATGGAACCGAAGAGGTGGGGCTCGTCAAATATTGCGTCATCGGCAGGAAGGCTACTGGCAAGCGTAAGCTCAATGTAAGTCCCATCCCCACTAACCTGATTAGAAGCATAAAAACCACCAAAGCTACCTGCGGCCTTCGTTTTAACCTTGAGAACTCCGCTATCCAGCTTAAATCCAACGGCACTGTCATCCGTTAGTAGGCTGTTGAAATTTAAGTAACCCGTTGCACCACTTACATTAACTACGGGAGCTTCCGAGGTACTGAAAGTTCCTGCTAACGCAGTAGACCCGCCTATAACCTGGTTATCAATAGTTCCGGGACCACCACTGATCACCACCCCAGCACTTGCCGTAAGCGAAGAAGAAACAGTAACAGTACTTGAAGCGGAACACAGAATCGTGGCACCGGTTGCGATGTCCAGAGTGCTACCACTTGGTATTTCGACGCGAGTGGTATTAGTGTCTAAAGTTAGAATCCGTTCGTCGCTGTTAGACACGAAATCAAGAGCCCGTGCCTCTCCTGAACTATCAGCTCCTTTTAATTTAATATCAACAACCTGAGTAGCTAGATTTAACTCCGTTGAGTTGAAGTCTACAGTGGGTGAGTTGATCTCTAGGTTTGGAATATTAACGTCGCCGAGAATAAGCTTTTGATTGCCCGTACTCGTAGTAAACTTTACAAAATCATACCCTGTTGTTGTATCTTCAAATAAGAGCGCAGAAGCTTTGTTGTTTGGTAGCTTGATTGCGGCTGCGCCTGTTGCTTCCTGCGTAAAATCCAAACCAGATACCTGGAGACTATCAAGAATTCTCCTCACATCTCCAGAACTATCCGAATATATAAGCGCAGTAGCCCCATTGGCTAATACGAATGTATCACCGGCACCTCCATTAAAAGTAATGGTATAACCCGGCGCTGCACCGGCAGTCACGCTATTCCGTACCCAATAGATCCTATTATTATTAACGTCGCCGGAACTGTTTCCTCGAATATTGACAGTTACGTTTACGCCAGGACTTCCCGTAAAGTTTATATATCGGTTGCGACCATCCGAACCAGGATCCCATGCGTCAGTGGTATCTTGCAAGAGCCAAGTGACTGTAGGAGTTAACCAACTTGACTCCCCTGGCGGTAATGTAACGTCGAAATTATCCGAAGTCCCTGAAAGCGTTTGATCAATACGCTTTAGATTTTCATTTGTAGACAAGCCCCAAGTACCAGCCTCTAAGCCAGTACCAATCAGCTTCATCTTGTATCCGCGAGAAAATGAAGTCTCTGCCATCAGTTACCCCTGAGAAGCCGCAGGACGGAACGAACTAGAATCCATCCTGGTCTCTGTCATGTTTTTAAGAAGAGTCATGCCATCCAGAAATTGCTTCTCATACATCTGGATCATGTCAGGCTCACCCTTCATGTATGTGTACGCTTGGACAAGCGACCCATATAGAAGGACTTCCGGGAACGAAACAGACAACCATGTTTCCACTGAGTCTGCGCCGGAAGTAATAGAATCAGAGGATGTTTTACCGTAATAGGTGACAGTTGCTTGATATGCCGCATCGGGTATCGGCCCAAAACGAATAGTCAGCGTAGGCTCTGACGTAGATACCCCGGTACTAGAAATTGCATAGTACTTCGGAGCCCCCTTCGTCACGACGGAGAGCGTTCCTGGATACGCCTCAAGAAGGAAGTCGTAATCCTTCTGAAGCAGATAATCTACCGGCCCGTAATCCACTCCATTAGTTTGGGAAGTAACGGGGGATACGCGAACAGACAAGATGTCAAAAGCACCAGCAGTGCCAACCCCGCCTGCACCCAGATCGTACTCCGATGTTCCGTCAGACAAAGACAAATCAAGGATCGACTTCCACTTTGAAGGAAGATCAATGGCTGAAAAAATCGTGTTCTCTGCAAACCTGACAAAATTAGGCAGGTTGGAAACAAACGAGGACTCAGAGTTCTGGCAGTAATCTTGAATCGCTGTCTTTAGCTCGCCGTAGTCCATTGCTAAGAAGTCACCACTACAAATCTAGTACTGTCCTTGCGAGCAGCACCACCACCCCTGGAATGTTTGATCGATTCCTTGTATGGAGGCCCAGACGACCTATTCAGGATTCCGCCACCGTGGTAGGTCTTGATTTGCTTCCCACCTGTCTTCTTGGCGAACGCTGCCGCATCCTTTTTGCCTTTATCTGTGTAAGGAAACTTAACTACTGGCATCTTTGTTCTCCTATAGATTAATATTATGAAATGCAACTACTTCTATGTAATCAATGTCAATATCACCAGCACTTAGATCACCGGGTCTAGCGTCGAAATAGTCAAGTCTCAATGTCGTGACCGTCCCGGTCCAGTCGGCGTTATCTGTCAGATCCCAAACAATCTTAAATGTACTAGCCATGTCTCTATTAGTCTGAGAGAAACCATCAGAAGGCTGAGTTATCTTGAAATACGGAGCCCTCTGAAGTCGCTGTGAAATGCCTCCATCTATGGGGTTGGGAATGTCTGGGGGCTCCCCGGTCCCCGTCCCCCAGTAAAGCTGGCCTTGGAACGCATCAGGAGGATGTATATCTCCCTGCTCTCTCAATGGATAACTATTCACTGTAAACTGAGTCACTACATACTTATATACAGAAGTGTCTATGCTCAGATAGTCAGGAACATTATTTGCCCCGTTGTACCCTCTATATATGTATGGATCTCCAGAGGATAAATCCCCTACAAGATTCAATGACTGAGAAGATTCAGTCCAAGTCAAAGTCCCATTAACTACCCACCACCCATCAAATCGAGTCGGGCTAGTTTGGGATGTACCTGTTGAGAAATCTTCCCTGTAAGCTGAATCAAGATCACGCCCAGCAGTGCCACCTGTGGGCCGAGGATTGCGAAGAGCTTGCGGGTCACTGAACTGATGACGGCCCAACTGGTTCTGGGGTTGATCGGGATCCCAGCACTCCGGGCACGCCTTGATATCAGTCTCTTCCATGTTGATCACTTCTGATCGAAGTTCACTCAATAGATACTGAAACCCACAACGGTCGCAGTATCCAATCGCTTTAGTTCCCGTTGCAAACGCTCTAGTCATCTCTAGTAGTTTGTCATCGAAGGAACGAACCTAGCCGAAGTCTTGACCCTATCCTCGTCTGCCGCCTCCATGAAAATCTCGTCATACTGCTGTTTCAGCATCCCCACCCTCTGAATTGCTTCAGGTCGCTTGGTTGCTATCTGATACGCTAGACCCGCAACTAAGGCAGGAACAAATCTATCAGGAACAGCGATATTCGACCCAGCAGAATTTCCAGTGGGTTGGATTTTCTTTATACGCCAATAATGAATCTGATACTTGAGCGTCTCGTCAGGGACGGGCCAAACAGTAATGGTCGAGTACTGCGTAGTCGGAGATGCGCTGTTGTAATCTTGGATCTCTTTCCGGTCGAAATAATACTGAATGGGTTGACCCTCATTCAGCTTATTAGGAATCGTGGCATAGGTTGGCTCAGAGATGCGACTCATCAAGAAGTCGTTCTGTGTTGACACATTGCCCCAGTTCGTTCGTATGATGACATCCAGCAAACCGATGAGCGAAGGGGTTCAACAATGATACAAGTGATTTTGGAGGCGGCAGACGAGGATAGGGTCA